GCCCGAAGGCAACTTCGATGTTAGTTTTCTAACCAATCACCAAAGGAGTACCACTGCCACACATCGAGGGCGTTTATAGCCGCCAATGTACGACCTTTAAGGGGAATAGAATTACCTTCCCCTTTCTCAGACCTTGTTACGAGACGGTGTAGAAGTACACCAAATCCAAAAAGATCCCAAGTTATCGGGACCTCAGCAAGGTGCCTGACTCGAATACTTTGATACGAAAACCGCCTCTTCTCGAGGACGGCAAAAGGCTCGTCACGATTTATAACGAACCCAGTATCTCCGTACCCCTCGCTTATCCCAAACCGAAATTTCTCCGGCGTGGAATAGACAAGGGAATAAAACAGGCGCCTGAATCTGGAATCGCAGCCAAAACCATAACACCAGTTATGTGCCAAACGGCGCACACTATTGGCAAAGTGGTATAGCTGCGGAATCGTCCGTACCCGGTGTTTCAGATACAGAGGTTTTACAGAGACTCCAGAAAACCAGTGACTACCACAAGACTCCCTAAAAACACCGGAGTCATGCGTTTTAGCTGGATTAACTTTGAAACCAAGGATGGTTGTTAAAGTACGGAATTCCTCATAAGATTCACGAGGAATAATCACATCATCGCCGAATACATAGACACGCTCTCGCGAGCAAGCCTGTGCACAAGCGAAGAAAATCAGTGATTCGAGCTCGAAGGTGAAACCGTTCCCCATTGAGGAGAACTTTTCCCATTCGAGGAACGATCCGTCTGGTAGAAGGCCGCCCTGCGTCCGTGTAAGAGACAAAGCATGTAACCACTTAATATCTGCTTTCGCAAATAGCAGTTTCACACTCGCCCGCGAGATCATATCTGAAGCACTAGAGAAGTCAACCGTCACGTAGTTTCTTGCGACGGCTAATTCCGAGGCTTTTTGATTGTGTTCCTGCGAATTTAAGTCTAAACCGGACCAGCGAAGTCTGCGTCTGATAACGGCGCCTAAGCCTTTTTGGAACCAAAGATTAAATCCTGGTTCGATGGCTATGACGCGATCAATCTTAGCGTTCTTCGGGACAGTAACAACTTTGTTCCCAACCTGCACTTCTATGGCTTGCCAATTCTTTTCGGCAGCCCATGCGGGGTATGCAGCCGTCAACATTGGCTGCAAGAGGGGGTACATTGAAGCAGTCGTTCCATTTTCATACTGGAACTTGTGTGGACCATTCGCATCTCTACTTTTCATTTTCGTAGAGGCGCCCGGCCCCCACCCACAGTTATCAAACCACTCTTCTAGATCAAACGAACGAAGAATCTTTCCTACTCTTTCCTGCACCTTTGTAATTTTGGGGTGCAGCTCGTTAGGTGGCAGAATGCCACTTTCGAGATAGGGTGAAATCCTTCTATTAGTTTCACGGCATGCCGCCTCAGCATCCAAAAACTTCTGGATTGCTTTGGTTTCGCGGTCCTCCTTAGGCAGCTTCAAAAAATCTGCTTTGGAGAGGAACTCGGTTGCGGCGTAATCAGCACGAAACCTGTCGACGTCTTGCGAAAGATAGTCTAAAGGGTTCGTATCGAGTTCGACGAGTTGTTGATGTTCGTCGTTCGAGTAAAGTAGCCATACGGCTAGAGCTTTAGCTGTTCCGATAGAAGAGAGAAACTGGCTGATACAATGTTCGGTCAAGTCAGGACTTGATGACTGCTCGCGCTTTGAGTTTCCAGAAGCGCAAGTGCGCGATGATGAAGTTCTTCGTTTCATTGCATTGCTCCTAATTGGCCGGCCCTACAAGTTTTCTAGGGCTTTAACCAGAAGATTAACAGCTGTCACTGCACTATTCACGAAATCAACTATGAAAGTGCAAACGGTTGTACTAGACATCAGTACATCACGTCGCCGGTCGTAATTGCAGTACGGAACTCAGTACTGCACAGAGCGCTCGTCAGAATATCGACGAGTTTCTGACGCTCGGCTGCCGTGGCGGCCTCGGGAAAGGTAAAATTCACTTCCCCAACATTGGTGCCAAAGCTGGTGACAACCGTGTCAACGGTTGCGGTCTTGGGTACAAACGCTCGGAGCGTGGACTTCACAGTCTTACGCGTCGAGGTAGGCATCCGATAGGAAAAGTCAACAGTCACATCGTCCAACGACGTAGCCCCGGGTGCAACCCAGGACAGAACGTTATTGGGTAGGACTCGACCTCGTGGGAGGATGGACAATGCGGTACCTGTGATAGAAATTGCAGATACTGCGGTCTTAGCAGCGATTGCGGCTTGTGCACTCATGGTGGTCTCCGTGGACTAAAGGCTAGCTGTAACAACGTTAGCGCATTAAGTCCGTGCTCAGATGAAAAAGGATTCTTCACCCTAGGTAGTGATACCGAAGGGAAGGAGGTCTGGACTCGTCTCTGTAGCGAGAAATTCTTCGCTACACCTTTGAGATTGTAAATTTGACGGAAATTACTGTAGGTGTAATTCTTTACAGCTTCCATCTTAATCTCTTGAGCATAAGATTTAGTCCAGTAACCGTCGACAAAGGTCAAGCCGACGGCGGCATCACGGAGCGAAAGGTAGGAGCTAACTGGCAGAAGCCAATCTACAACGAAGCTATAGGGGATCATTTCCCAAGCTACAGTCGCAAGATCTGTCAGCCCTAACTGCCCTAACCCTCTCAGCGTGCTATTGTCAACACGATAGTACAACCCGTATCGATATTTAGCTTTACAGGTGCGACTCACGTCGTATCCGGTAGCATTAAAGGTTTTAGTCTCCAGGTCAAGATCAACTTTGCCTGTCGCAAGACTAATTGGGAAGGCGTGCTCGTAGTAGTACTGAGCAAGCGCTTTCGCAGCTCCATCAATGTCCCCTAATAAGGGACGCCAGCCATATTGGATTTCGAGCCAAGTTTGGCTTGCAAGGTTAAACACGCGCTCCTCACGGAGTTCGCGCGTAAGCCTAGACTTAGAAGAGATGATACTTTTATACCGACGACTGAAATAATTCGTCAGTTTGCGCCTTTCAGCGCAACCGAGGTGCCGGTAGGCACCGCGGATATCACCTCGACGAAGCGATAGGAAAGACCAAGCGAGCCGCTCAGCAGTATCGGAAATGAGCTCTATAGTTTGATGTCGTTCGGCAAATACAACTGCTAAATTGACACCTTGCTTTTTAAGCTTATTCAGGGCCTTATACTCTAGGACCTGTCCGACATCTAATTCCTGGCTGGTTGACGGAAAGAGATATGTGTTAGACCCAAAGCCACCAGGGTCATATCCATAGCGGTAGTCATTATCACCGTTAGGAATGTAAATTAGTTGACTAGTCCCGTAAGGGAAATCAACTGACTCGACGGCTAAGTCATAGGGTAAACACGGTAGGTGTCCGCCCGGGCAGTTACGAGTTTTGAAACAGGCATTCTTGCTACGCGTAGCAGCTTTTGTGTACCTATAGGCCAGAACATTAGATGTAGTTACTGGCGGTTTGGGCACACCTGATACGGTGGTAACAAGTGTCCAGGTCCCTCGACTCTCGACATACTCGGACATAACTTACCTCTCTTCTGATGATGGCGAACCAAAATCACCTCGGGGTAACCGACACCGGACTGCATTGCAGCCAAGTGCCGG